GGCATTATTGACGGTATAGGTTCCTCCAACACCTAAAAAATCTCTTTTTAAATATCCTAGCGTTTCGTCCATAGAGCCAGAGCTGTCAAACAAAAACTTAAAGTACGAATTAACAGTTGGCACAATTCCGCCTAATTGAACTATTTGAGTGTCAAAGCCTCCGCCTGTGTCTTCTACTTTTATATAAAATGTAACACTTCCGGCTCGTATGCCTAAGCCATCAGCGGTTATTGTAAAAGAACCATCTCCATTAGTTGTTCCGGTAATCCACGAAGGAGTTGTGGTTTCCCCTTCCCCTGTAGCTTCAAATTCACTTATTATATCCCATGTTAAATCCGTAGCGGGATCTTCAACATCCGTGGCAGTAGCTGTTGCTGAAAACGCATCTCCTTCTTCAAACACATAAGAATTAACAGGCTCATTAAATGTATTATACGTGCCCTCTGTCCAAGGGGTGTGGCTTATAATTGGGTCGTCGTTTACAGGCAATACCGTAATAACATTTGGGGCAATATTACTATCCGCTGTGCCGTCGCTAACCTGTAGTGTAAAGCTATCACCGCCATTATAATTTAAATCCGGTTCATACCATACTGTTGCTGTTTGTGCAGGTAAATCATACGGATAGGATGTAATTTCAGGGCCACCCTCATATGCATAAAACGTACCATTTGAAGGGCCTGTCATTATACTATAGATTAATGAGTCGCCATCCGCATCTGTAGCTGAAACACTTAAAAGTATACCGGTATCTTCATCAGTCGTATAATAATTTTCATTAGCAACTGGAGTTGTATTTGTTGAAATAAGAAAATCTAAATCAAGCTGGCTTAATACATTTAATGTGCCTGTTTGCTCTGTAATACCTTCAAAAGAAATAGTATATGTTAAGTCAGAATTTGATAAAGCTGAACTAACAGATTCTATAGTAGTGTCTGTTCCGCCATTGGCTGCTGCTAATAAATTTGTAAAACTATTAACTAAAGGAGGGGTATTCTCAATTATTGGCGTAGTTGAAATAACTGTTAGTTCGCCTTGGAAACTATAATTACTATCGCCTGCTTCTAAATCTTTATTTGGTTTATATACAAGTGTAAAGTTTGCTCCAGGCGTAAGATCTGAGTTATTAGTTATTAACTGGAAAGTTAAATTAATATCTAAATATTGGTTTATAGTAAACGTAGATTCTTGGCCTTGAGGGGTGTCAAAAGTAGATGCTAAATCCCCTGTTAAAACAAAATCATAATCGTCTGTGTCAGTAACAGTTGGAAATGTTATATTAAATGTATAGGAGCCGATAGCCGGTATAGTTACATTAGAAAGCGGCGATGTTAAAATAGATGTCCCGTCCTCATTTAATACAGTTAAACTAAATTCAGCACCTTCATTGCCAAATATAACCATTTGTCTTGTTTCACCACCTTCATCAACATTTGCTTTATTAATAGTGTAGCTTGTTATTTCACGTATAATAATAGGTATTTCAACAGCCTCTGCAACAACGGTAAAAACATTGTTAGCAATATTGGCCGCGGGGAAAGTATAAACACCTGTAAATGTTTTTCCTGTAATTTGTAATTCATCATTAGTAGCCTCTGAAGTTGTAAAAGAATAATTATCAGTATTACCTGTAGTAAGGTTGCCGCTGGGAGACGTAGGGAAATAATAACCCGATCCTGCCGTTACTGTATGGGAAAAAGCTTGAACCTCATCGCCTGCATTCCCGGTTATAGAAAAACTTGTGTTGCCACTCGCTGGTGTAACATTAGAACTTGCTATTGTCTCCACAACGCCTGACAAAGTATATTGGACTAATCCTGACTCACCGGCAATACAAATAGGTATATCTAAATCAGAAGCTGGCATTGAAGCGCCAGTCGCAAAAGTAACAGTCGCTAAAACATTATTGCCTGATTGTGAAAAAGAAACACTTTGAACTTCTGCAGGTCCTGAAGTATAGCTAAAATCCGCCGCAGTTAAAGTAAAGCCTTCATCTGGTATTAATGTTAAAACAGCAGTTGACTGTGTGTCAGCTATGTTAGTTCCCTGCGTAACACCAAATTCAACTGATGCAACCGAAAAATTACCTATTTTAGTAGTATGTGCCATATTAATTATTTGTAAAACAAGTGTCGTTTACATAAACGTGTACGGTGTAATTACCGGCAAAGCATGCGTCATTCACATACACATGCACGTTATACTCTGACTGGTCAGCCCCAGTAACTGTAGCTGTACCTATTCCTTGTACTGAAAATTCTTTTGAATCAACATTAGATAATGTTGTAGAAGTGCCTTTAATATAATTAAAATACTTACCTTCTTTATCTAAAAATGTTTTTAATTGTCCCTGTTGTAAATCTGTATTAATACTTTCAACCCACCACCCTGGGCTAACAGCCTGAGACGAGGGGGTTAAATTCTTAGCCTGTATCTCTGCTAATGAGTATTTTATACCATTACCGGTTTCGTATTTATAATTACGCGCTTCTGAGCCTGTGTAATTTAATGTTTTAAAGTTCTTAACGCTGTAAGGAGCGTCATTTAATAAAACAGTAAATTGACTATCGTATTGTATGCCGTAAAAATTATTAAACAATGTGCTCGCTTTATGCTCCCAAATTCTACCTTCTTTAAAAGTGTAGTATTTATTATTTATACTTACGCCTTGTTCCTTTAAAAATGAAAATCTACCAACCCAGCCATCAACGGCTTCTTGATACGATAAAGTGCTATTTGTATTATTAAGCAATAAATTATAAGAGCCTGATGTTGTGTCATAGCTGCCTATAATCCTAGTATTTAGCTGTAAATTATCTTCGAAATAATCCGCCATTCCTTTAGCAGATATAAGCGTAATACCATCGCCGCCGCCTAAACCTCCAGAGAGACGTATAACGACACCTCTGTTTTTATCGGTAAAATACATTTTATTACCATAATCAGCAAAGCTTTCAGGGTTTCTACTTATTCCAAAATTACCTGCATATGGACGTGCTGTGCCTAGAACATTTGTGTTAGATGTTACATTTGCAGAACCATCAGCATTAAAAAGTAAATCTTTTTGGGCTGGTATACTAAAACATTTATCTTCGCATAGTGCCACCATGTCGGTATCTCTAGCATGCAACTTTTGAATACTCCCGTGGCGCGGATTTAAATCTTTAGTAATTGCTTCAGCCAATATAAATTGGTTAAGATTGTTTACACCGGATTGGCTATTAAATATTTGTGAAAATATAAGGCCTGTGCTTCTGTGCTCTTCTTGGTAAGGTTCTTCAAGTACTGTTGACGCGATTGGGTTATTGTCTAAGTATGTAGCAGCAAAGTCGTCCCTAATACGATTTGATTCAATACCATTACCAAAGCTCCAGCAATTATGCCAATTTAGCTCTTTTACGTCCCCGTGTTCTGATATAGGATATATATCACTTGCGGCATAATATAAGTCTAAATCAACGGATTCTTTAGGCTCAGTTTCCCATATTGAGGGGTTATCTGACCTAAACGTTTCCCCATCTTCAAAATAAGGTTTTATAATTTCTATTGCGGTGCTTGAATTATTATCATTTGCGGTTAATATAGAGGTAGGCGCCCAAACAAGCGGTTTATCAATTTCGAGTTGCCACATTTTATTACGCTCACTTTCAAATTTACCCTCAGTACGATAAGACCGATTTACTGTAGCGGAATGTATACGATCTGCTCTTACTATTTCATATATAGGCTTCGGATCTGTTGGATCATCTGTAAATCTAAATTTTGTTCCTTTTGTTTGTAAGGCGTCTATAAAGGTTTTGTATTGGGTAGTCCCGCTGTATGTGCCAAATTCGCGCCATAGGTGTCTTTCTTTTGCCCATCCTTTTCTTTTATCGCCTCGTCCATCAGCCCCACGTATGCCAATAGTTATTTTTTTAGAACCCGCGTTTGCTCCATACCCAGTTCTTTGCGCAGAAGTTGTTCCTTGAGATACCCCATTATTAAATAATTCACGGCCTCCTGTGCCAACCCCCCAAGTGTTAAAGTGCCAGTTACCATATCCGCTCCTCGAAGTCGCTAGGCCCAAGTTCTGTTTATAGGTGGTTACATAATCTTCTGTTAGTCTTGAACTTAATAATTTTTCTTCTAGTAAACTATCCTTGTTTAATTTTACAAAAAACCTACCCTCAAATTCTGGCTTTGATTCAGACTCTTGTTTAAAAAATTCAATATTTAATGTGTTAGTATTTCTGCCATCATAGGAACCATCGGCGGAAGTAAACTCTATAGTATCATCAAACTTTTTTACAAGCTGTATTTCATAACTCGCGCCGTCACCATCGATATTAATACCTTTTATACTGGCTACTTCAAAATAATTTGATATGTTACCACCGTCTCCGATTCTAACATAATTATTATTAGCCCCGCTAGAAGCAAGACCGCCGAAGGGAGCAGCATCAAATATATTTTGATTAATTCTAAAAGAAACCCTATCAACTAATGGGAAGCTATTTTGAGGATCATCAGACTCTGCAAAATCAAAATCGACTGATCCTAAAGATTTTTTTACTTGCTTTAAAAATTCAGGTGCATTGTTAGATATTGATATAATTTTATATTTCGCTAAATCTAAAACGGCGTCGGCAGCATCGTGTTCTTTTTTTAATTCTATAAAAGTTTGCTCGTTTACTTTATCTCTATCTGATGAAGGAAATGAAATCCAAACGTTGCCATCTTTAGAATCATATATTCTATCCATTGCTAGATTATAGTATTCGCTTGAATTTTCTTTAATAAAATACTTAAAGTATTTTGCCCACGCGGGGGGCTCAGATAGCATTTTATTTTTTATGCTGGACGCATAGCCTGCTGCACTTTTATTTAAAATTTTAGTTGCAGTGTCAGATGTAAACACAGGAGATTGTCTACCGTATTCATCTATGTATAATATACCCAATTGATATGTGCGTTGGGATTTTATAGAAGTAGAAGGAAGGTCTACATTCGCTTTTTCAGCAATTGAAAACCCAAAATTAAAATCAATGTCTAACCCTTGGGAGGTAACTAGCGCATAATTTTGTTTATAATTGCCATATATTAATCTATTCGCAACTATTTCTTGACTTAGCGCTTGTTTTGGTACATTGTCGTAAGGCCTTAATATTTGATTAGCTTCTATAACTGAACTAATTAATTCACTTTCAATTGAATATAAATTATTATTCCACTTTTCAGAATCTTTTTTTATTGTATCAACTTTATATATGGCATTATTGCCTGTTTCTTTATAAAGAATATCAATAGATTCAACGTCGGGTGGAATATTTGAAGTAACAAAATTAGAAAGCTCAATAATACGAGCCGTATTTACCATAGACTCGTTATATGCGTTTACAGTATCGTATTTAAATACGGGGTCTGGCAAAAAAGCAGCTTCTGTAAATGGAGAAAAAACAGAATATTGATTGTCAATGTATTTATATCTGTAAGCAAATCTTGGAAACTTAAACTCAAATAAAGCGTCATCTAATAAAAGCTCTACATTCCATGACAATACCCCTGCCGGCATATTAGCTGATATAGATTGTATACTGCCTTTTACTTCATAAATATTAATAATTTCAGTAATTAATATTCTAACTTCAAAATTTTCATTAAAAGCTGCATCATCATCTTTTAAAGAAAACAAAAGAATATCTCCCACCCGGTAGTCCATGGCTGTTGGGAAATTAAATGTTTGCTCCGGAGATTCTGAGTCTAATTGATCAGGTTCCCCCTCAGAGTCTATAAAACCAAATTGGTAAGTAACTGTAGCATTAATATTTCCGCTGCGTTTAGTGCGGCGCATAGCTAAATTTGGTGCTGTTAAAGGGTACTTTTTAATTACAGTAATATCTTGCTCAATAAAATCTCTACCGTATATTTGTGAATGGTTTAAAAAAGTACTTGTAGAATTTTGCCAGTCGGCTATAACAATTTTTTTAGGCTCTGTTTTATTATCAGTCCAAAATAAAATACCTTTTAAAATATTAATACCAGTAATAATATTATCAGCTGTAAAGTTTAAAAAGTTAGATATTGTTTTCTTTTCAATAAGTAAAGGGGTAACAACGTCTAAAGATTGATCATATTGAGCAATAGCATTAACTTCACTGGAAGCGATAAGCCAATATATTTTTTCGGTTTCTTCATCTTTAATAACGCCCACGCAAGATGCGTCTGTTAAATTTGAAATATAATTACTATCCCAATTAGTAAACGAAAGTGTACTACTATTGTAAGCTTTATGAATAATTTCTTTATTACCTTTGATATTTTCAAAAGCGCCAACGTCTGAGCCTTCAGATACGGATAAATCTAAATTTAACGCATCTCTATACTCGCCATTTGGTACCATTCGCTCATCTAGGTCTTTATTCATGCGACCTTTAGCAAATACCCTTTGCATTTCTGGCATATTCTAGTGCTTTATTTGTTTACCTTTGTTTCTCATTATTTGCGTAAGCTCTTCTATCTTAAGATTAGATAATCTAAGTTTAGCTTTTCGCGTTGCTGCAAACTTTTCTTTTTTAAATCTTGCTACCTGGTACTCAGGTACGTTTTGTCGCGCGGATAATACAGCGTGAGCAACATGCTTATATACCGCGTCCTCGGCAAATTTATGTACTATTTTTTCATCTTCAGTAGCGACCCCGTCGCTTATATATTTTAAAGTAACAACTTTGTTAACCATATTAGAATCAAAAAATATTTTACCCTTAAGTGGGTCTATAAAAAAGGTGCCATTTGATTGCGCCATTTCTGGATCAATACCTATACGCCCTCCGTAAGACTCGGAAAATTCAAATTGGTCGCTAGCATTTCTACTATCGTTTTGTGCATTTTCTTGTCTTCCTTTAAATTTTTTCCAAGTTTCAGATTCGTTTGCTGTAAGTATTTCTTCGCTTTGATAGTCAAATAAATACTCATATTGATTGTCCTGTAATATGGGAAGTGGATTGCTGGTTTTTCTAGCCGGATACAAAAGTCTTTCTATACCTGAATCATCTAACCAGCTTATTTTAACGTAGTTAACATAATCATGTGGCAGCAACATCATTAACGATGGCGGTATTTCAATCTCTTGTGATTTTTCTGATTTAAAAATATCATAAGAAAATTCCTGAATAGCGCGCTGCATATGAAAAGAAATATCTGCGCGTTTCATTTTACTGATAATTTTATCTTCGCCTACGTAGGTAATAATAAAATTATTTATTAAATCTTTTAAATTAATAAATTGGTAATTACCATAGCTCTCATCATTGCTTCCCCATAAATTATCGGGGCCATAATAGTATTCTTTCTGAGTTCCTGTGAATAAAGCCATTTATTAAGATTTTTCTTGTTGTAGTTGTTCTATTTCTTCAGCGTTAGCTGCTTGGTATATAGTGGGGTCTTTAATAACAAGACCTGCCATTTCTAATATTTTTATTACAAGCTCGGTTTCATCTGCCGCATGTAATTCAAAATCAACTGAGTTAGTTGCATTATATAGTGCTTCACCGAATACCATTTGATATTGCCATTCAACTTTTGTTGGTTTACTTATATAATTACACGTAACCCCTGAAGTTATAGTAGTAGGATAAACTTGTATTGCAGAAGAAGATGTCTGCACGTATATTGGGGAGCTTACTGTGGGTTGTGTAAGCTTTGAATTCATATAATGATTTAATTCATTTTGATTGATTTTTTCAATCTCTATATATTCTGTATTGTTTAAATAAGACAATTGCCCCATTCTATAATAATTAGGTAATGTGCCAATACCGCCTGAGGCTATAGCAACGTCTTGCCTAAATTTTTCAAATATATCAATTTTTTCATTTAACAAATCAACCACATCTCCATATGTGCTATCATTGCCAGGCAAACGCATAAATTGATTTAAATCATAAAAGTATTGTTCAAATATATCAAGCTGTGCCTGATTAGCGAATAAATTAAACTCTTGAGGAGTAATATACCCTCTTTGTTCTTTATTTAATATTGCTAGCACTCTTTGGTATACTGTATCTATGCTTACTGCCATATTTTTGTTTTTATAATAGTTAGGCCGCAATTACAACGGCCTAACCGTTATAAGCGACTTATTTAAGTCTTTTTTCTAAATTTTGGTATACTTCAATACCATCATCTGTTTTAAACCACGCAGCTAAAGCTGAATAAGGGTTTTCATCAAATGGAACAGCCATAAGTTTACGACCATTTGTTGCCCATTGAAAAGAGCGTTGGTCGGGACTTAATTTAATTAGCCCTGCTTCAACTGCTTTAATGCCAAAATTACGTACTTGTACATTTTCATCATTTGCTAGTTCTAAAAATAAACCTGGATTTCTACGAGCAAATAATAAAACATCACGCTTTACTTCTTTGCTAGTCATTTGATTTACTTTATTACCAACCTCAACACGCAGAATAGCTTCTAGCATGTCTACGTCTAATTTAGTAGCTAAATTTAAAGCTTCAATTTCAACTTCTAAATAGTCTAAATCTTGTTCTGCATTTTTAACTTCGTCTAGTTCAGAATATACAGAATTTTTTAAAGGATGATATACAGAAAGTAATAGCTGTAAATTTTGTTTTGATTTAGGAACAAATAATGATCCGTCTCTAAATACTATTTGTTCAAGAGTAACTGGGCCGTCTTGCTCATCAACAAATACTGACGGTTGATTAGTGGCATAACGCAATTCTCTTTGATAACCTTTTTCTTCGTCAAACCACAACAAACTTCTTTTAGCTGTATGCTTTGATGCTATTGACTTTATAATAGGTTGTTTATTGCCGTTTAAATAATATACACGGTCTTTAATTTCCCAGTTTTTGGGTTTACTAATTTCTTTTGTTTTCATGATATAATATAATTAAAAAAATAAAAATAAACCTAGGGCCGAATATACGACCCTAAGCCTAAATATAGTTACTATGCTCCGGCAGCAGCAGCCGTATCTTCAAATAAGATAAAGTTGTTTGCTCCTTGGACACAAAGCGCTCTCTCAGATAGGAAATGAACATTCATTTCGTCAATATCAGACGTAAAGTTTCCTCCTACAGATCCAGTAATCCAAGATTTCATTCTACGATCATCAGCTTCAGAAGCTCTGTAGCGAACGTGTAAGAATGGACGTTGGATATTTTTACCTAGTGTTTGATCATATACTGTCGATACACCAGCAGGTACAAGTACACCGTCAATGTCATCAGTAAGACCGCGAGTAGCGGCGTCGTTTAGATATTTCCAGTCAGTTTTGTAGAAATCATAAGAGCCTCTACGGAATCCTGAAAATCCTAAGTTAAGCGCCATATCTTCGCTGTTTTCAAACACGCCATAAGATGTACCGCCGCTTCCGTAAGAATTAGCGCGTGCTAGCATATTATCTAAAGCTAAAGATGTACCACGACCTACAAAAAGCATATTTTCTTCAATAGCCCCTTGCTTATCAAGCTCTTTAAGAATTTCATCAAATTCCCCTAAGCCTGAAAGTCCACTGGCATTATCAAAGTCGTGATCTTGGAATACAAGACCTCTGCTTTCAATAGCCGAGAAAAGACCTTCGGTACCTCTTACATTAGCACCAGAATCTGCACCGGAGTTATCAAGAATATTAATAGTTTCAGTTGCTTTTTCAGCTTCAACCATTGACATTTCAAGATAATCTTCAAAACGCAAACGTGTTTCGTGCTCAGATTTTAAATACCATAAGTATCCAGATGTACCCATTTCAGTAGTTACTTCTACCCACCCAATTTGAGCAGTATCAGAACCATTAATAGAATACTTATCTTTTAGGATAATAGGGCTATTTGAGAATCTTTGGAAACCAGCGTCAACTGATCCGGCCATTCCCGCTGAGCCTTTGCCAAATTCTGAACCATAAACAAACACTTTAAGTGCTGGCGCCGGGTCAGCAACAAAGCTTGCAGGCCATGTAGCAGAAGTTAAAGGGTACGCTTCAATGCTGTCTGTTGATACAGATTGTACAAAAGCTTTTACAGAATCAGTACCTTTTGAAACAACAATTGTTTGGTTAGCACGAATTGAGTGTCCAGTAATATTAATTGTTTTTTCAGTATCGTCTGTTGTGCTAGCTAGTGCTGCATTGTCATATGCAATATGCAAACGCCCTTGCTCTGTCCATACAACCTCGTCAGAAGCCATAGGCATTTCAGCCCCTACCATACGCAAGAAAGAAGAGATAGAACGATTTCCGTAACGCTCTACTTCTTTTTCATATACCTCTGGCAAAAACTGCTTAGTAAAGTTAAAGTCGTTGTCTCCGATAGAAAGATAATTCTTATCAAACAACGTTTTTGTTGGTGATGGAGTTAGTCCCGCTGGGAACGCTCCTCCTGTTTGAAAACTCATTTTTTATATTTTAGTTTGTTATTTTCTTATTTTTACTCTTAATTTTGAAGAGTTGTCACCAGATATAGCTTTTACTGTAAGTCCAGACGAAGATGTAACTTTTTCGTGAACCCCTCTCGGGTTCATTTTTACATTCTTAGCATTAGAAATACTTTGTTTTAAAGCATCCGCACGACCCTGTTCATAAAAGTGCTGAGCAATTTTGTCTGTATTCATTGCAGTAAATAAAGCTTTATGATAACCTTTAGCGTCTTTCATACTATTGTTTTCGTCCAAAAACTTTTGAACAAAATTATTAATATCAGACTGAGTATTTTTAACTTCATTTGGCTGCTTTACATTAAATCTATATTTTTTATCACCAACATTATATTCAAAACCTTTGAATGAGTCAGAGAAAACTTCATTAGTCTTCTTTTTAAATATAGATTTTTGCTGCTCAGAAACTTTTGTGATTTCTTCGTTCTCTTTATTATAGCGGTTAAAAAACTCTACAGCTTTTTGTTGCTCAGGGTTTAATCTAGAGCCCGCTTTAATTTCTTTATAATATTCATTTTTTAATCCTTCTAAAGATTGCCTTGCTTGCGCAACCTCTTCTTTAAAATTTAATTTTTTACGCTTAATATCCCGCTCTTCATCAAGGGTTTCGTCGTATGAAAAATTATCTTCAATTAAAAAATCAATTTCATCCGCAGTTAAATGCGGTTTGTTTTTTTGGTAATAGTCGCGTAGCAATGCCATGTCGTCCACATTTGCGTAGTCTCTATTTAATGCTACATAATCTTCAAGTGTGCCCCCGGTTTCATTCATGAAGTCCACAACTTTTTGAATATTTTCAGGAAGTTCAATGCCAGAATCTTGTTGCTCTTGAATAGCCTCTTCAACATTTTCAGCTAATTCTTGTGCTTCTTCTACAATTTCTTCTTCTGTAATTTCTTCTAATACCGTTTCTTCAAGCCCATCATTTGCAGGGGGCTCATCGCTTTGTTCGGGCTCCCGTACTTCTTCAACCACTTCTTCGCTACTTTCCGCGTTTTCGGGTTGTTCGATAGTATCATCGCCTGCATCTGTGCTTTGTTCTTGAACGGCATCTTCGTTTATTTTTCTTAAATCAACTTTTACTACATTTGGATCCTCTTCTATTGTGGGCTCAACTATTTTAGCCTCTACTATTGGATCAGCTGTTTGCTCTTGAGAAACATTTTCTTGTTCTTGAGCAATATTTTGTTCTTCTTGGTTTTCCATGATAAAATATTATATAATTATATACACTATAAATTACTTGGGTTCAAAGGAACCTAAGTCAAAATCACCGCTAAGTATATCATTACCCGAGGATTCGAATACTTTAGGCGGTAAATTATTTTTTCTTTGATTAATTAACTCGCTTTGTTGAGTTGCTTGTAATTTAGTACGATCATCTTTGCGATCCTCCTTTTCTTTAATTGCTTGTTTTTGTCCGTCAACTTCAATTCCTTTAAGTTGCATATTCATTTCGAACTCTAACTGCATTAATTCTTTTTTAAGCTGCGCCTCTTGCATTAGCTTATTACTATCTATTTGAGCTTTAATTTGTTCAAGCTCCGCTTTTTGCGCTGTTAGTGCCTGGCTTTTTTGTACTTCAGCCTGTGCTGCAACTTGCTGCGCTTGAGCATTTGCCTGCGCTTGCGCTTGAATATTTTGCTGTTGGATTTGCTGGTCGCGTTCTTGCTTCTTTTGGCGTCTTATTTTTAAAAGTTGATTTGCTAACTTAATATTACGTATTTCTCTAATATCGATAGCATCGTCTAAATCTATTAGACCTGCTGATAACGCTGTCTGAATATTATTTTCAAGCAATTGTTTTTCTTCTTCGTCAGGAGTTAGGTCTAAAAATATTCCAAAATCACGCAAGTGTAATTGCGAAACTTCACTTAGTGTCGCTACATTATGAGCTCCAATACTTTGTATAAATGCTTCCGCTGTTGGTGAGTACTCGAGTATATCAGAGATACGCATCGAAATAGCCTCGGCGGTTTCAGCGGTTAAAAATAATCCGCTTTGTAATATATGCCTTGTTGCAGTGTTTGAATTTGCAGCCGCTAATTTTTGTACACCTACTAAAGCATTTTTGTCAGGCATGCTACCATCTCTTGCTTCATTTAATCCGGTCACATCACGAATCATTTGCAAGTAATAATTATATGTATTAATTAATACACCTAATTTATTTCCGCCGCTACCGCTTGTGATTTCTTGTATAGGCACTTTACCGGGGTTCATATCACCTTCCGATGTAAACGACCGACCAATAACAGATCCTGTTTGAAAAAACATATTTAGTGCTTCTTGTGGATTGTAATTAGTTCCGTTGCCTAAATCTATTTCCGCAATACCATCGGCGTCAAGATATACTCCATCTGGCACCATACGAGACATTACTTGCTGTAGCTTTAAATGTGTTAATTGAATCATATCAGCAAATCCAGTAATACGGCTTACTAATGATTCAACTTTTCCTTTATACATTCTAGGTGCTACTAAAGCGTAATTCATTTTAACTTTAGTAACATCGCTTTTAGGACGCATCATATTTTGCGCCATTTCCCATTTAAGGAGTTTATTAGTACCTAATATTAAAGCACCCTCATATAATACTTCTAATGACCTTGATACTTTTTCAAACCTAGTTCTATCGTCTTTAGGTGGATTAAATTGATCATTTTTTAATAAAGCTTTCTCAGCTCCTGTAGCAGTGCTTTTAATTTTGTAGACTTCGTTCATATAAGTCTTATAATTAAAATACAAAATCTGCACTGAGTTAGCATCTACATTATTTGTTTCATTTAATGTACGATGATAAAAATCCGTATTTTGCACACCTTGCTTTGTAATTTCTTCTAAGTCTTCATTAGTAAGATTAGGAAATTGTCTTTTTAATTCATTAATAGGTATTGTTTTAATTTCACCTATATAATATATGTCATCAAAATAAGGCGAGTCAGTATATGAATAAACAATATCTGCAGGGTCAACGTATTCAATTTTAACGCCTTCAGCTGTATTAAACGTAGTCTTTGTTGCGCCAATACCTAAAACAGCTAAATCATAATAAAACTGTTTTTTAATTAATTCGTATTTATTTTGCTCTAGAACTGTGTTAATTGCTTGCTCTTCCGCAAGTTCAATAGATTGTTTATATGTTAGCTGCATATGCACAGATAGCTCTTCTTCCGATGTTGGCAAAGTGGACGGGTCGTTTTCAAATAAGTTTATATCAAACTTTTCTTGAACAAAAGTATTTAAATCTTGCGTTTTCATATCTCGCAAAATTGACTCCATATATTTTGTTCTTTTTTCTACGCCGTAAGGATCCTGTGAATAAGCTTTTATATCATAAGTTCTTTCTGCTATTCCATTAACAACAATATCTACAAACTTAGGTATGATAGGTACAGGTTTCCAATCTAAATTAAGATATGATAAATCACCGTTTATTGATAACTCATCTTTATATTTTTGTACAGGCTGCTCGCCTCTAGCATATAATCTTAATTTATGATATTGATTTTGGTTATTATAAAAACGAGTAGTGCCCGAGTCTCTTTTAAACCATTCATGCTCAATAGCTTTAGCGACCTTAAGCCCATACTCAGGGCTTATTTTTTCTAAATCGCTTGCGACTTGACTTGGAAAATAACTTTTTACAACTGACTCAGCCATATTAATCTATTATTTGCGATCTTAAACCGCTGTTTTTATATTTTGCAAAACTTAAATTAAGTTTAGCCTTGTTTTTCTTTCCAACTGGGGAATACAAATGCCTGTTACATGCCATTATTGCTAAACCTGAGCTTATTGCCGCATCAAACTTTGTTCGTTTATTTATATCAAACTTTGCCCAATCATTCAAAGTTCTGTTAAAATATATATTATTACTTATACCATTTTGATTATTACCTACATAAGATTGAATATAAGTTTCAATTGCCGCCGCGTGAGCTTGCTTTATATCTTCGGATGAGTTTGGTATACCTCCTACTTCTTTTTCTGATATAGATAGTTTATTCCAAACTTTATCAGGTCTATTCATTGAGTAACCTCTATAACCTCTTCTTTTTAAATAATATAGTAATCTAGGCTTATTATTTTCAGCAAGTAATGGCATCCCATAAAACACTAATGACATTAAAACGTCTTCAAAAAATGTTTCTGCTGTTTGCGGTCGGGCAACATATTCTAAAAAAAATGTATTAGCCGGTGCCTCTTCCATACTAAACTTTGTTAATCCGTGTAAAGCGCCTTTAGAACCTTGCCCATCAGTTGTTCCTGATATATCGTAACTATCACACCCAAATGCGCCCATATGCTCATTACCTGGATAGCGCACTCCGTTTTTTATTATGCACCTATTTTGCAAAGCTATTGGCGGTACCCAGCTTATATTAAATCTACCATTATTATCCGGTAAAAAAATAACTTTAGAGTCTTTAATGCCACGCTCCCATTGAAAATTTCCTTTAGTTACTACATTAGTTGCGACTTCTTCATTATAATCAATTTGCTCATATATCCTTGCAAGATTAAATATACTGTTTTTTGCTTCGTCGCGAAATGCATGTTCCTCTGTGCGTGGGAACTGTCTGTAATATTCGTTTAGGCTGTCCTGGTCGCCTTTTAATCCGTCAACCTCATTATCCCAGTGTTCAATTACACCGACGTCTATAATGTCTCCGTGTGGTCCCTCGG